GATAGCAACCAAGAACAGTATCTATGATGAAATCATGGATAATATAATAAAACCAAATTATCATTTAAAACCAGAATTAATCAGTGAACTAGCAATATCTTTTTTGGAAAATAGAAACAGAGTGGAACAAGTTATAAAACAGGGTTATTTCCTCTATTATTTCATCAGGGCTTGCAAGAATCAGGTTCATAGTAATACCAGTCCATTTCATAAAAATAATCGATTACAGGAGAACATTTACTATGATAACATGGAGTTTGTTGATGATAGTGATATTGAGTTAATTGAAGAGATGGAGGAGAAGTTTAAAAGGATTGATAAAGCATACGTTAAAATCCCCAAGACACACTTTCAAGACATTCTGTGGGGGGAATACTTCACCAAAGGTAAAACATTAAGGGAGATAGGAAAAGAATACGAAATATCACATTGTTTGGTGTTTCATGAAATCAAAAAAATTAAGGAACAAATGAAAAAAATAATTTGATAATGTAACGAATATTATCTATCTTTGAAGTATATAAAAACCAAATAATATAAACTTATGAAAAATCCACAAAACACTTCTAGACAAATCGCAACCCAATCATCATTGAAAGTAGTTATGGATTGGGCAAATTCATGTGGTAAGTGCTTAAGTCTCAAAGAACTAGTTGCGATAACCAACGTAATGGTTGATTACGTTGAACAAGGTTATTCAAAAGAAATTGGTGATAGATTCGAGAAGATTGACGAATATTTAGATGAAAAGTAATATTTATAATTGATATTTTTTCATTTTCCATTGGTGTTGTGTTGGGGGGTGCTGTTTCATGTTATTAGTCGTTCAATTCTAAAATCCCCCCACACTCACTATTCACAACAAAATAAACAATCATATATTTATAAAAAAATAAATGTATGATATCAAGAGAACTTTACGACAAATTATTAGGTTACAGTAAACTAGCTAGAATCAGCACAGTTCAAGCCAGAGAAATGGAATCTTTGATTAGAACTACAATTAATCCCAATTTTGTTTTATGTACCAAATGTCCAGCACAAATCAAACATGGTCAAAGATTGATTACAAATTATTTAAATACAGTACAAGTATATGATGAAGAATTATCTGAACCAGAACCCCTATTTGATTTTAAAGCTATTGAGGTCGATGTGGATATTGAAGAGGCTGAAAAAGTTGGATGTACTAAATGCAAATCAAAAAGAAAAGTAAAAAAGTGATTATAACCAAGAATAACTATACAGAAGCTTCAGAGTATTTCAATCAATTTGATACGGCTGTATTATTTGGTAAAGGGGAATCATTTTACGATAGACCTAAACAAGATAATGAACTATATCTTTGTGGGAATAATGCAATTAATCATCTATCAGAATGTGATATTTTGATAATGAATGATATTATAGCAACGGAGCTTATCGACCCCGAATCTTATTCAAAGGTTAAATACATTATGATACCTATTAGACCCCATTATACAGACGGAAAACCAAAACCAAATATAAGTCATTTGGACTTCATTAATAACATTAAAGATTACTATGATGGGGATTATATTATAACAGGTCTTCCAACGTCAAAGAATGAAGCAAAAAACGCTTTTAACTTATCAACAACAGCTAGTGTAATCAATACAGGTATAGATTTTATTGGTGCTTATACAAACATTAAAAAAATTGAAACTTATGGATTTGCAAAGAGTGGGATATATTGTGATGAAATTAAGAATTCAGGTAAAAAATTTTCAGATTATGTATATAAAGATAATTGGATAAAATTTTTATCTAAAACATATGAAAAACAAAAAAATATGTATAACTTTGTAGGTAATATAAATTAAAAAACTAATAATATGGAACGAGACATTGATTTACTGTATGAGGAAATGGTATTAGACCCAGAGTACATTGAAAGAAAAAATCAACAACCTAAAAAAGAACCACTATGGAAAATATACCATAGGGAGGGATTAAAAAGATTAAATCAACAACAACAAATTTGGGATAATCTTAGTAAACAAAAATTAATAAAATGATGAACTTAGTACAAATCGGAACAAACGTAGCTTATGATGATTTTTTCAATATTGTAAAAACAATTGATAAATCACAGATTAAGAATTTAATTCTTGTGGAACCATTAACTGCGTGTAATAACAAAATTACCACATGTTATAATGGTTATAATTTTATATTAGAGAATGTTGTGGTCAATACAGACCCCTATATCAAGAAGGAATTATTTTATATGGCATCAAGAAATAATTTTCTTTCATCTCTAAAAGAGGGTCATATTGAGAAACATAACACAAGAGAAAAAACAATACCAATACAAGTAGATGCAATTACCATAAATGAGTTATTTGACAAATACTCATTACACTATGTCGATATATTATTTATCGATTGTGAGGGAATTGATGATAAAATTATTGAATCCATTGATTTTGAAAAATATAGTATTGATAAGATATACTATGAACACATTCACATTGATAATGACAAACTTATTTCATTCTTGAATAAGAAGGGATATGAAGTTTCCAAGTGTAACTTTCAAGATGGATTTACAAGTGTAGCAATTAGAAAGTAATGAATCCAAGACATAAATCATTTTGTGATGAGTATTTGAGTAATGGTTTAAATGGTACTCAAGCATACAAAAAAGTGTACAAAGTTAATGATAAAGTTGCTGAAGCATCAGCATCTAGGTTGTTATTGAATGTTAAGGTTAAAGAATATATTCAAGAACAACAGGATTTAATCTCACAGAGGTTAGAAATCAAGAAAGAAGACCTTATTAAAGACCTCATTGATATCAAGAATAATAACAAGGAAGATGCCCCACCATTTGCAATTAAAGCTATTGAAGTTATCAATAAAATGTTGGGATATAATGCAACTGAGAAATCAGAAATAACAATAACAGAACAACCATTATTTTTGGATGACGACACAGAAGAGTAAATTCAAATATACTACTTCAATTAGGAAGATTAGGAATGTTAAAAAGAAGATTAAAATAATTCAGGGGTCTACCTCAGCAGGTAAGACCTTTGCTATTTTAGCAATCCTAATTGACAAAGCAATTAAAATACCATCCTTAGAAATATCTGTAGTTGCAGAATCAATTCCCCACATTCGTAGGGGAGCACTGAAGGACTTCCTTAAGATTATGAAAGACACAGGTAGGTTCATACCTAGTCACTTCAATAAAACTCTCTTAAAATACGAATTTTCAAATGGTAGTTACATAGAATTTTTCTCAGCAGATGATGAATCTAAACTACGTGGAGCAAGAAGAAACATATTATATATCAATGAAGCAAATAACGTTAATTATGATGCGTACCTACAGTTATCCATTAGAACTGATGGGGACATATATTTGGATTTTAACCCAACACATAAATTCTATGCACATACTGAATTATTAAATCAACCTGATAGTGAATTAGTTATTTTAACTTACAAAGATAATGAGGGACTCCCCACTGATATTGTAAGACAACTTGAATCATACAGAGAAAAAGCAAAGACATCATCATATTGGGAGAACTGGTGTAGAGTTTATTTGGATGGTGAAGTAGGACAAGTCGAAGGGACCATATTTAAAGATTATGTTGTCATAGATAAAATCCCCAATGAAGCTAGTTTGATTGGTTATGGATTGGACTTTGGTTTTGCTCAAGACCCAGCAGCACTTATTGCAATTTACAAATACAACGACGATATTGTGGTGGATGAGGTAATCTATCAGACAGGTCTATTAAACTCTGAATTATCCAATCTAATGAAGTCTTATGATGTAAAAGGTGAGATATTTGCTGACTCATCAGAACCAAAATCAATTGCTGAACTAAAACGATTTGGTCATCAGGTAAAACCTGTAGAAAAAGGTAGGGATTCTGTTAACTATGGAATTCAAATCATTCAACAAAAACATATGTTGGTAACCAAAAGGTCAATTAATTTATTGGATGAATTCTCAAAATATATGTGGAAGAAAAATAAAGATGGGGGTTATGATAATATCCCCATTGATGCATTCAATCACGGATGTGATGCTCTAAGATATGTTGCAATGATGAAGTTGGGACAACGTAAAGAGGGTAGAACCACAATGCCATTTCAAATTATGAAGTCATAAAAACGATAAACAAATAAATATATTTAAATAAAAAACTTATGGTAGAAGTTAATATTGAACTAGAAAATGAAGAAATTAAAAAGTTTACCTTTCCTACAAGTTGGGATGAGGTAACAGTTGAACAATTTACAAGATTGTTTGAAAACAAAACCCCAACTGAAAATCAGTTAAAAGCAACCGTTAGAATAATGTCAGCATTATCAGGAATTGATGAAAAAATTCTTATGATGATGGATGTTGAGGATTTTAAAAAATTATCCCTAAACCTATCATTTATTGGGGAAGAGGTTGGTAATAACAATGTTGATTACGTTGAATTAGATGGTGAGAAATACTATCTATATAAAGATTTTAATAAGATGACCACAGGTGAGATTATTACAATCGAAACCATTATGGATTCAACACAGGGGAATATCTATAAAGTAATGCCACAACTATTGTGTTTATTCTTAAGAAAGAAAAAAGACAATGGTAAATTTGAGAAGTTCTCAACTGATATGTTAAACAGAGCTGATAAATTTAAGAACGCAAAGATTACGGATATACATCACATATTCAATTTTTTTTCAACTGGCGAAGCTTTATTCAATCACAGTACTCTGGACTCTATAAGCCAGTAAGACCTGTAAAAGAAAGCAAATTCGCCAAAAGATTGGGAGAACAAAAGAAATTAGATGAGAGATACAGATGGTTAGATTTCGTATATATTCTAATGGAGAAGATGAAAGAACCTGAAGATAAAATATATAAGAAAAATTACATATCCTGTTTGAACTGGTTATCGTATTTCAAAAATAAAGAAGATATTAAAGACAAAAATAGTTTATAATGGCAACTACAAATATTATTACATTAAATCAACTTATAAGTTGGTTTCAAGATTTTTCAACTCGTCACTATATGTTGAAAGATTTTGGATTTGGTGAACCATATGATATTGGAACATCAAGACAAATGGATTTCCCCTATATGTGGGTTACAATGAATGAGGATAGTGTGATAACAACATCCACAAACTTTAGAAGTGCAATCCCTGAGTTCTCATTCTCGGTGATGTTTATGGATAAAATTAACATTCAAGAAAACTACCTAAATACCAATGGATTTAATTCTGATAACTCACAAGAGATATTATCAGATATGGTTCAAATTCTACAGGATTTAATTACTGAGATACAACAGGATTGGAATCAGTATGGGGTATTGTTTTCACAAGATGTAAGTTTCTTTCCTGTGATTGATGAAACTCAAGATAAATCAACAGGTGTAATGGGGAGATTTGTATTCAGATTGAAACAAGTTAATTGCATTATTCCTGTATCCCCAATATCATAATAAATGGCTAAGAAACTTGTAACAAGACAAGCTTATCAAGAATTTGGTGAATTATGGGTTAAGACATTACGTAATGAATTACGTGATATTAGACCCTATGGAAAATATGCCACAGGACAATTAAATAGGTCAATCAATTACAAGTTATTAACAAAGGGTAAGGATGTTGTTAATATCCAATTAAATGCCGAGTATTATCTTAATTTTATTGACCAAGGGGTAAGTGGTACTCAAAGAAGATTTAGAACTCCATATAGTTATAAACAAAAACCACCCCCAATTGGCCCACTATTAAAATGGGCTTCAGCAAAGGGATTACCAGAGGAAGTTGCATACGCTAGTAGATGGACAATATTCAGATTTGGATTGAAACCAACCAATGTAATTACCAAGACAATTAGAACCATAGAATTTAGAAGTAGGTGGGTTAACAAATTTGAAAATGAGATGGTTCAAACAATCCTTGATAATGTGAAAGAACAGTTCAAGGGTAAATAAAAACACTAAGTGTAAAACAATATTTAATTAAAAATTATCTATGTCATTATCAGCTATAACACAACCACATACTTTTATGGGGGCTTATTCTGCGGTACCACTTAAAATATATTCTTCAGGATATACCACACAACAACAATTTAAATATTTGGTGAATGTAATTTGGGATACTGTTACCATATCAGCAGATACCTCAGTTAATATAAACACAGAAGTATATACAAGATTAAATTCCACAAGTGCACATAATTTTAAGGTTGGTGATACAATCCTTTTAGATGATACAGTTAACTCAAATGAGTTTACAGGTTATTATATTGTTCAAGCCGTTATTTCCCCAACATCATTTGCAATTGACCTTATACCAAATGCACCATTTGGAGCTTCAGGATTTACTTGTTCAAGAGTATTGAAGTGGAAGTTAGAACCTGATTTGGATGGTTATGGTAAAATAGATTTATCAACATCACTAAAGGATTTTGTAACTCAAGATTTAACAGGTCAAACACTTGATTATGCTTTATCATATGATGGGCCTAATACAAGTTTTTTATATAGCTTATATTGTGGTAGTCAACAAATTTATAACTTTAGATTTGATGACAATTATTTTGTTGGTGGATATGCAGGATTCGTTGCTACAGGAATGACAAGTACTGCAGGAATTCCATTTCAAATTGGGGATACAATTAATGTAATACAGGATGTTGTTCAATGGCCATATGTGGATAACTATTTTGCATCCAATGTAGGATTTACAGGTACAACAGCACATTCATTCTTGCCAGGTCAACAGATTACTGTTACAGGTCAAGAAACATTCCCTTATTACAATGGTGTTACAACCATTCAAAGTGTATCAGCAAATGCTTTGGTAACAGTTAAGGGATGGCAAGGTAATACACCTGCTGAAAGTGGATTTATCTATGGTGTTCCAAGACCATCATATAATAGAACTGCAAATGTTGTGGGAATAAGTTATATCCCTGGTACAGGTGTGGTTATTTTAACTGATATTCCTTGGGCTGGTAATTCAGTTGCTATCCCTGGTTCAATCAGATATGCTGATGGTAGAATAAGTGAATTCCCAACACAATTGAAATTAACAGGGAAATATGTATATAACGCTCATGTTGATAAACAAGATTATTCTTTAACAGCATATGACCCTTATGTAATTCAAAATAGAAACTACACAGGGAACAGTATCTCAACAATATTAACACAAGGTAACTATTATAGAATTGAAAAATCAACCAAGGCATTCTTACTAGCCCATGCTGATAAGAGTAATTTATATGAGGGGGTATTTTGGATATTCTATGACAGTAATAATACATCATTAGGTTCAGTTAAATTGGTTAAACCTGACCCCCTTGATTTTGATACCTATTTCCCTGTGGGATTGGAACAAATAGCTCAGAGTAGTTATACACCTGTATCGGGGAACTTCACAACATTCTCAGGTAGTGTAGCAAGTTATGAAATGTTTGTATATGATAATACAAACGTAAGACAAACAAATTCAATATTTTTCAAATTGAATAATGATTGCTCAATGTATGAAATCTACCATTTAATGTGGAAAGATAAGTATGGTTCATTTATATCATATCCCTTCATCTATAAGTCAAGAACCAACATTGAAGTAGAAAGACAAACCTACTATAAACAAGAGGGTAATTGGAATAACAATACATTCCAATATTATGACTATGGAAATGGGGAAAAGAATTTCTATATTAAATCAAGAAAGTCATTTATTCTTAATAGTGGTTGGTTATATCAGTTTGAGACAGCTCTAATCGATGATTTAATGCAGTCAGCATCAGTATACATTCAAACTCCTGAGGGTAGATTATTCCAATGTCATATAGCACAGAAAGAGGTTGAATTATATAAAACAATAAATGAAGATTTATTCTCGTATACATTTAATGTGAGAGTAAGCAACAACGAATATAGATTCTAAATATGGGTTTTAATCAGTTTCAAATAATTGCAAATAAAGTTGAACTTGATACTTATGCAGATTTTAATCTGTCATTGAATTATCAAATTACTGATATTACAGATATCACCACAAGGTCAACATCATTC